TTTGCGCAGTTAATGAGCGAATGCGGTAAATCAGTTGATGATGGAAGAGAGAAAATAATAAGAAAACTATGTGATAATGTATATATAGAAAAAATAGATGATGAAGGTTTATAAAATAAATAAAAATATCTTATTTTATAAAATTATGATGTCCTCCTAGCTAAATTATTATTTTTTTCATTTTTTAATTCTCTAAAAAATTTTTGAAAAATGGACAAAAAAAATGTCCAATTTTAATTTTTCGATTTGAGAATTGTTAAAAAAAGTGAAAAAATGAGATTACACCATAATGCTCTTATTTTGATTTATTAAAATAAAAATTGTTACTGAACATTTATTTTTGTTTTTTGAAAATAATTTAGGAACTTTTTATATAAGTATAATATACTGATAAAAATGTTCGAAAATACTGATAAAAAAGTTCAAGAAAGTTCCGTAAATTATTATTGTGAAAAATGTATCTTCTCTACGTCACGAAAAAGTCAATATAATCGCCATTTATTAACTAATAAACATAAAATACTTATCAACACTGATGAAAAAAGTTCCGAAAAATTATTTTATTGTGATTGTGGTAAAAAATATAAACATTCCCAAAGTTTATACAATCATAAAAAAAAATGTAATTTTATAGATAAAGAAAAACATGATAATAGCAAAGAAAAAAATATAAATAATAAAATAGATAATAATTTTTTAGTTAATAACGATGAAAATGATTTGGATTATAAATCTATGTTTTTACAAGTAATAAATGAAAATAAGGAAATGCGTGGTTTATTGATGAAACAACAAGACCAAATTAGCGAATTAATACCGAAGGTTGGTATGAATAATAATAATATAAAAAATAAATTTAATATTAATGTATTTTTAAATGAAAAATGTAAAGATGCTATATCAATGGATGAATTTATTAATAAAATAGAAGTTTCCATGAAAAATTTATTAACAACAAAAGAAAAAGGTCAAGTAAATGGTATAACAAATATTATAATGGAAAATAATGAATGGGAAAAAGATGAAAATAAAGAATGTATAAATAAAGCATTAAAATCCATTGAATCAAAGCAATTAAAAAACTTGAATGTATGGTTAGAGGAGAATCCTAATTATATGAATATTCCATCACAACAAGAAGAATTTGCTAAATTAATGAGCGAATGTGGCAAATCAGTTGATGAAGGAAGAGAGAAAATAATTAAAAATATATGTGATAATGTTTATATTGAAAAACAAAATAAAATTGAATAATATTCTTTTTATAATAATTTAATAGATAAGTTATATATTAAATTATGAGAGAAATTGCTATATTTGAAAGTGAAGAATATTATTTAAAACGTATTAACCGCGAAGAAAAAATAAATATTTTTAAACAAATATGGCCAAATACTTTACATACTTTTGGAGAGATTTTATTATTATTTGATGATATTATGTATAGTAGTAAATCTGTAAAAATATTTTTAAATAAACAAAAAAGAAAAATTTTATAAATAATATATTATCTTGTAATTTATTTTAATTTTGTTTTATCTTCTTCTTTATTATGATATAGACGTTCATCGTAAATATTGTCCAAAATAATACCAATAATTACTAATAATACTATTATTCCTTTATAAGCAAATTTGTAAATATCTATTTTTCCCCTCTAAAAAGTGACTCAAACATGAATATCATGTGATAATATCATTATAGAAGCTCCCATTAAAAATATCATAGTATTGCTATTAGAATTTTTTTTTATATATTTGTTTAAATTCATTACTTATATATTATAAAAGAAAAAAATAATTATATAAATAATTGTTAAAATTTTTATAAAATATTTAATCTTCTTCATTATCTTCAGCTTCATCATCATAATTGACAACAATATTTTTCCATTTTCCAACATATTTTCCATAGCGTTTATCCATATAATCATATAATTCTCGAGCTTTTGGTAAATATTTCCCATAATTAATAGTATACCATTTTTTGAATTCTTCAACCAATTCGCTCTTCTTAATAGAACCACCATTAGATTTCATAATTTTTTCTTTTGCAAATTCAGCTAAATAGTCTTGACCTTCACGATATTGATCACTGCTTCCTAATACAATAGAACAATCTTTTACGCCACCATTATTTTTATATACCATATCAACTAAAATAGACATCAAGACAGGAGCCCATTTTTCAAATTTTTCATCAATACGTTTATCAATAGGATATTGATAAGGATATTCATTTTTTGGAAATTTGTCTTCATCTTCATAAGGTTTTTCTAAAAATTTAGACATAAAATCGCAAACACGAATACGGCGCCAAGTGCCATCATCGTTACTTTTAATATCAAATAATGTATTAGTGCAAACAACAAGTTTAAATTGTGGAATGAATGTGACACTTTCCTTAAATAAAGCGCGACCTTGAATAGGGTCTCCACCAGTAATTTCTTTCATAATTCCTTCATTAATTTTATCACCCTTAGTAGGCTCCTGCATAACGGCATATCGAACACCCATTAACTGAACAATCTCAGAAGATGTTCCACCAATATTATTGCGTTTTTGAGTTACTAATGTTACAGGAACGGTGGCTTTATAATCACCCATTGCTCTACTCATTAAATCTACTAATTTAGATTTACCATTGCGACCAGAACCAGTATAAATATTAAATGTTTGATTATCATTTGTTCCTATTAAACACGAAGCTAAATGTTGCCACATATAATTTCTTAAATCATTATCAGGAAATAACTGCTCAATAAATTGATAAATTTCATCTTTAATAGCATGTTCTTTATCAGTAAATTTACCAATTGGAATATAATCAACATTGGTTGTTTTTGAGATATAATCTTCTGGATGACCATTTCTATGTGTTTTCTGTTTAAAATCAATTACATAATTATTGAAACAAAGTAAATATGGATTTTGGTCAACATTATTTAAGAAATCTTTATCATAAAATAATTCCTTTGCTTCTCTCATAATATTATTTTTCCAAGTAGTTTTTTTAAGTAGAACACAAACATCGCCTAATTTTTGAACGCGCTTTCTCAATGGTTCATAATTCTCATCGCTTTGATCTAGCTTTTGCATGCCATTAACAATTTCTTGAGCTTTTCGCATATATAAATCATGCATTTTCTTGGAAATAATTAATCGAAGAGTATTACCGGAATCAATTTCAAACCATCTATGGTTAATATATTCATACCAAATATTATTTTTAACGCTTACACAAACAAACTGATCTTTACACATTTGATATAAAACTTGAGCGAAATCCCATTCAGTAGCTTGATTAACAGTTAATTCTAAGAAGAAACTGACTGTTTGATATCTAACTTTATTATATTCTTTCAAGTTATCAATTTTAGCCCAATACATAATTGAACGACAAGTTAATCCATCAGGATTATGACTATCAAAGTTTTGCCAATAATCAATATATGTATCCATTTCATCCCAACGAAAATCCTTAGATTGCGATGACAACTTAATCCAAGTAAGGAATAATTTTTCACTAGTGTTTTTTAAAGCCCATCCTACACGTATCCATTTATTATAAGAACCAGGTCCCCAATAAGATTCTGGTAAAATCATAACAAAATCATGTGTTTCTTTAAGTTCATATTCCATTGGATTATTTTCAAAATCACTGAACATATCAGTAATCATTTCATCTAGCTTTTTTTGATCAGTAATATCTTTGTAACTGAAACCACTATATTCTTTAATAATTAATTTACTTACTGGTTTAGGTTTTTTCTTTGAAGTATAATTATCCTTGATTTTTTCATACATTTCTTTAAATTTGTCATTGACATCTATAATAGGAAAATCATCATTATGTGCAGATAATTTGTGAATATTCTTTTTTGTATTAAATTTTTCAATATCATATTCCATAATATCCCAATCATCTTTATCTTTATTCCATGTAATTTTATAATTATATTTTATCATATATGCTTTACAATTTGGTTTTCTTGAACCATACATTTGCCAATTTACAGTTCCTTTAATAATACCTTCATCAACTAAATCTTCCGCGCTATTTGTTAATGGAAGATCTTCCCAAATATCTTTTAATTCATATATAACAGCATCTCGTATAAGAACATGAAGAGCTTTATGACACCTGATACCAATGATCATATGAATACCATCTTTTGTTTTCGTATCTAATACATTTACATCATTTTTCTCCATAATGAAAATATCAATTTCTTGTCCATCTTTAATATCGCAAATTTTCAAAATTTTATTAGCAAACAACATCATCATATCAATAATATGGTCTTTTGTATGTTGTTTTTCTGTAATGTTATTTTCATATCTCATATCAATATCTATAAGCAACGGAGCATTTTCAACCATTTGTTTCTCGGTAAGATATTCTTTATTATGATTTTCAAAAACATGAATATAATATTTATCCAAAAATTTTCTATTATCTGTAATATTATATAAGCCCCCAGAAATTTTAGATTCTTTATCTCCTATTCTGGTATGCGTAAATGGTTGCCCTTTGTTAACTGCATTTAATTTCAAAAAATCTTCTAAATTTGATAGGGCCATATTTATGTATATATTAAAATATATTTTTATGTCAATTTTTTCGATCTTAATTTAAATATAAAAAAATATAATAGTTTATAGTAAATGACTACGTATATAAGTAAGGTAACTATAAATAGATTAGTAAAAGATATAAAACAAATAAAAGAAAATCCATTACATGATAATGGTATATATTATTGTCATGATGATAGTAATATTTTAAAGGGATATGCTTTGGTAATTGGTCCAAAAAATACACCTTATAATTATGGATATTATTTATTCTCTATAGATTATCCATCGGATTATCCATATCAACCGCCTAAGTTTACGTATAGCACAAATGATGGAAGAACACGTTTTCATCCAAATTTATATGTAAATGGAAAAGTATGTGTATCCATATTAAATACATGGAAAGGAGAGCAATGGTCAAGCTGTCAAACATTATCAAGTATATTATTGACAATATGTTCATTATTAGATAATATGCCATTGACAAATGAACCAGGAATTTCATCAAAACATAAAGATAATGATAATTATAATAAAATAATTAGTTATAAAAACATGGAAGGAGCGATTCTCGGAATATTAGAAAAAAATATATATATGGATTGGTTTGATAAATTTGATAACATAATAATTGAAAAATTTAAAGAAAATTATAATGATATTATTGATGTTATAAATAAAAATATGGAAGAAATCGAAAATAATGGAGAAGAATATTTAACAACTGGTATTTATAATTTATATACAAATATAGATTATAATAAAGTTAAAAAAAAACTAATTAATTTCAATGAAAAATTAAACAAATAAATAATAAAATTGATATATAATATAAATATTTTAATATATTATATAAAAATGCACTTTTGTGGTAAATGCGATAATATGTATTATTTAAGATTATCAGAAGCAAATTCAAATAAATTAATTCATTATTGTAGAAATTGTGGCAATGAAGAAACAATAACAAATAATGAAAGTATTTGTATTAGTAATAATGATTTAATAAAAAATGATCAAAAATACAAATATATTATAAACAAATATACTAAACTAGATCCTTCATTACCACGAACAAATACAATGAAATGTCCAAACCAAAGCTGTTCTTCTAACAAAGAAGATGGACATAGGGAAATTATTTATGTAAGATATGATGATGATAATGTTAAATATATTTACATTTGTAGCTCATGTAATTTTAGTTGGAAAATAGACGAACAACAGTAAAATAATTTATATAATATATAAATATATTTATAGAATATATAAATTTTATGGGTAAAAATTTTTCACTTTTTGAAAAAAAAGAAATTGTTAAAAATAGTTTAATAAAAAATAAAAAAATAAATGATGAAAAATTAAAATTAATACGGGATAAAATCAATAAAATCAATAAAATGAATAAAGAGTATAAAGAGAAGAAACCATTTTCATCAGTTAACAAGGCAACGCATAAAGTAGAACGACGAAAATCTGGTTTGTTAGAAGATAAACTAGAAACAATATATATAAATAAATATATAAAAACTCATCAAATATACTCATCAAAATACTTATTTAGTATAGTTTTATTTTTTATTGAACTTCATCATCAAACCATGATATCTTTTGTTTTCTATTAATTATCATTTTAGACATTTCTTCAACAATATCAATTACTTTTTCGTTTTTTTCTTGTGATTTTTTTTTACCAATTAAACGATAATTAGAATTTTTACGTATTTTTCCTTTAAATATGCATTCTTCTTTATGACAAGATGTAGATAATAATCTTATTTTTACAAAAGGACACCTTTTTGTGCTATGATTAGGGCTATTACAATAATTACACATATCATTATGTATTGGACAATAAGTATTAAAATTAACCATTGTTACATGATAATGAGGTTTAGGAATATTTTCATTAAGACATTGGTTACAAAAGAGCGCTTCATCATATTCTGTAGAATTAGTAATCATTTTCATTATTTATTTATTGATAAAAAAAATATTATTCAATTTTAATAAAATTATTATTAAAATTAAATATTAATCAATAAGCTCTAAATCTTGTAATTTCCAATATTCGAAAGTATTATCAGGTAATGGTCTTCTAATAATAAAAGGAATTTTTTTTTCTTTAAGCTCCATTTCAGCAATTACATTATTATCAATAATATCATCAGATACATTTACATATACTTTTGCTCCATTATTTAATTGCTGAATTCTTTGTCCAATAATTCTAGTTTTTTCATATTTTGTTAAAAATGGAATAGTCTTATGATAATCATCAATAATAATTCCATCATTATTTCTAGTAATTTTACTTAAAGATTCAACTAAATGTAAATTATCTATTAAACATTCTGGATGATTATTTTCAATAAAATTTTTTCTAATATTTTCATCAAATTTTTGTAAATAATCCTCGTCATCACTATCTACATCAGAATTAATAGGACTAATATTATCATCATATCCAGTATTTTCAACATTTCCACTTACCTTATTTTTACCATTTAAATTTGATATTAGTTCATCATCATTATCAAAATCTTCATTAATATCAACATCTACATCACTATCTTCATTAATATCAATCTCATCTTCTTCTTCATCGTCAGAATCAACCACTAATGATTTTTTTTTTGGTAAAATTTCAACATCATTATCTTCTTTTTCGCTATCATATTTTGTATCTTCAACATCTGATAATTCGATATCGCTCATTATTAATATATAGTTAGAAACTTTAAATAATTGTAATAAAAAATATAAATATCAATTTTATTATAAAATGTAAAATATAAAATATAAAATGTAACTAACATTTCCATCTATTGCTACAACGAATACATGTTACAAAAGTTGTCATTGGCTCATCAGCACTGCGAGTTTGTAGTTGATAATGTGTGCATTCTTTTGATTTACATTTAAAACAAGTAAAGTTATCAGTAGATGCTTCAATTTTGGGAGTATATTTATTTTCTTCTTTAATTTGTTTTAATTCAATTAATTTTTTCCATCGTTCTTCATTCATTTCTTGATGTGTCATAAAAGCTAGTTCATGCGCTTTAATTTTTTTTTCTACAATTTTATTCAATAATGTTTCATTTGTTAAATTAATAAATATACTTTTTACTCTATCTAAATAAATTTGGACAAAATATTGGTTTTCCCATTTTTTAACAATTTTCTTTTTAGTAGCAGAATCTAAAGAATAATTATATACTCCTTTTTCTAAGTTACTAACTATTGATCTATTTTTAATAATTTCAAATAAATTATCAGAAATATGTTCTCTAAATTTTTCTGGATTAGTAACTTTATACATGTTGTGATAATTATTAATAATAATATTTATTTATTTCAATTTTATAATAAATATATATCAATAACTAGATTTTTTATTCTTGTAATATATATATGTCTAATTATAAGGCTATTACTGGCTCTTCTAAAATAGTTCACCGCAATCAAGGTGGTGGCTCTAAATTACAAGGTATACCATCAACTACTAACTTAAATACATGGGCGCATGTAGCATTTAGAAATAGAAATGTTGTATGTGCATGTAATAGAGATGTAATATTTTGTATGAATCAATTAGGAGGTGTAGGAGCAGGTGGAATACCAGGACGCTCATACGCGTTTGCTCCTGGAGCAGATGGCACTCATAAACAATTTTATTGTGGACATAGATTTGGATATCATTTAGGTAATAATAAACATTTAATATATCCAAAGAAAGATAGTGATGGATTTACTACTATTGCTAAATATCCCGATTCCAAATTAAATTTTGGAATACAGTTTAGTAACTACAATGATTCTGAATCTATTAATAATTTTTCATTTTCAACATATAAAACGATACAAAAAGGCACTACATATAAATTAAAAGGATCTGTAATTAAGGAAACAATTTTTACAGTAAAAGGATTAAATGAACAGTTAACTTCATACGGAGAAAATACCTATAATAGTTTTGGAGGAAATACCTATAATATAACTTTTACCAATCCATACATAAATAGTGGTGTACGTTATATAAATAATAGTTTTGGAGGAAATTATTATATAATTGGTGATAGACGTTATATTCATAAGGATGGCGACCCATTATTTGAATTATCTGTAAAAAATTAAATAATTAATCAGAATAATCATAATCTTCATATTGAAGTTCAGAATCATATACAGGTTCGCTATCAGAGCTACTATCTTCTTCATCGCTACTAGATAAATTATCATCAGAATCATCAGCTTCATCCATAGTTACAGTTTTATCAAAATCATTACTTTTATTATATATATTATAAATATTGCTATCAATATTTTTAAAATATTCTTCATCAAAAGTAATGTATTCATCGCCATTTTTGATTAAACATAAGAATTTTCCATAAATATTATCTTTAAATTTGTAATGTTGTAGATTATATGTATTAAGACTTTTAGTATCACCTTTATTGCGTCCCCAAAATTCTAAAATATTATCATCGCTATTATAGGAAAATAATTTAACAAAATTTTCTTCTTTTTTAAAACCACATTTTTTATATAAAGAGTCAATTTCTATTTTTTTATCATTATGTAAAGTATATTCATTATTCGAAAATTTAATATAAGATGGCATTGTATATGATAATAGTTATATTATAAATCAGTTTAAATAGTTTATTATAAATATATTTTGAGATGAAGATTTATATTAAAAATCTAGAATTACAAAATATAAAAAGAAATATAGAAACAATAAAAAAATATGAAATAAAAAATGTAAAATATATTATATTTTATTCAAACGATGGGATTTTTGAATTAAATAATAAAAATTTATATAAATTGTATCAAAATGATGTAAAAATTACTTCAGATAATATTAGTTATAGTAATAAAGAATATGAATTATTATATGATAATAGTTTCTATAATAAGGAAAAAATATATAGTATCCCAAATTTATATAGAGAGAAAAAAATTAAAAAAACATATTTCAAAATAGAAAAATCATTTTCATCATTCGTAATAGAATATGAAGATAATAATATAATAGATTTTTATTTTGAATTAGATGATAAAAGTAAAGATAAAATAATAAATAATATTTTGAAAAATGAAATTTCTTCGTTTTTATCAATATTAAAGAATATATAATAATATTAATAATGATTAATAATTTTGTATTTTATATAATAATATCAGTTGTAATTATTAGTTTATTACATCATTTATATAGTTATTTTATTAATATATTAACTGTTCCAAAAATAAAAGATTTGGTCACTAAACCAGGACAAGAATATAAAAATATTGAAAAAATTATATTAAATAATAAAGAAACACTGATTAATCATAATAATATAGCACCTAGTGGCGATGATACAACTGATATAAGTAATTTAAAAAATATAACACCTGAAACAAAAAATGATATGAAAAATGAATTGAAGAATTTTTTTAATGAATTGAATGTAAATAACTTATCTGATAGTAATAATCCGAATGATTCTAATAATGCTAATAACTTATCATATTCTAGTTACTAATGTATTAGTTACTGAAGTATTAGTGAATAAAGATAAATATTTATAAAATAAATTAAAGAAAAGGTAATAATTTACTTTATTATGGTAAATAATGAATATATATTAAATAAATTTCCCGAAATTAATCTTTCCTATGATAAAATTTTACATAGAAAAGTTTACTCAGATTTATATTTTTTAATACCAAAGGGAAAAAAGGGGTTTTTATGGTTTACATATAAAGATAAACATAATATATGTTATTTTTTAGAGTTAAACAAATATAATAAAATTACAAATATAACTAATTGTATTGTTGCTTTTGATAAAGAATTATCATATAATACAATAATTTATGGAACTTTATATAATAAAACAGGTGTAAATTATTTTTCATGTGAAAATATTTTTTACTTTAAAGGAGATTATATTGGAGATAATATATTTATTGATAAATTTAAAATAATACGTGATATTTTTGATAATTATATTAATCAAAAAATTTATACAAATAATTTTTTATATATAGGAATCCCTTACTTTACTGATAACAATAAAGAAATATATAAGAATATTCATTTTATGCATTATGAAGTGTCTCATATTACATTTATAAATTTAAATGAAAGAGATAATTCGGGAATTATATTAAACAATAAAGATATACAAATTAAAGAGTGTATTTTTAAAGTAAAATCATCAATTACAGATGATTTATATGAATTATATTGTAATAATAATTATTTATATGGCCATGCGCTAATTATGGATTATAAAAAAAGTATATTAATGAATACATTATTTAGAAATATTAAAGAAAATTATAATCTAGATTTACAAGAAGAAAGTGATGATGAAGAAGATTTTGAAAATATAAATATAGATAAATATGTAAATACTGAAAAAGAAATATATATGAAATGTAAATATAATATGAAATTTAAAAAATGGGAACCGATTGAAAAATCTAATAAAGAAAAATTATTTTCACATAAAGAAATACAAAAATTAGAACAAAATTAATAATATTATTATTATATATAAATGTCATTAGGTTTAAATCACGCTACATATGGACCTGATATTAAATTACAATATGCAAATCCTCTTGCTTCACACAATCCAAAAAATTTTGGCTCAAATCAAGGTATAGTGAGAGGATTTACTGGTCCTATTAATTCTCAACAAGCCGCGTCATCTTCTGCTCCAGGAGTAACACCAAAAATAGTTCGTGGAGCAATGAAACAAAGAGGTGGAACACAATCAAGATTAGTTCATGGTTCTAGTGCTTATGGGATGGCTTTAAATCCAGGAACATATGAACAGCAAGTTCCTTATAGTTCAATGTATGCTCCTATAGTTCCAAGAGGCGTTGATAATACACAAAGAACAAGTGGTATGGGAGCAGGTAGAACATTATTACCAGGTCATTTAAATAATTATGAAAAACCAAAATTAAGAGGTGGTGGTAATAATAGAATGACACTACCAATACCAAGTGGTAGTAAATATTTTACAACTAAAATAGAAAATGGTATGGATTATTCTATATATGCTGGTTCAGGTTATCCTCCAGTAAAAGGCAACTTGTCACATGGAGATTGTAGTAGAAAAGTATTAATTGGAGGAAAAGGATGTAAATCAAGAAAACATAGAAAACATAGAAAAGGTAAAAAGGGTGGATTTATTATAGATCCTCCAATAGCAAAATGTAATAGTCAATTAGATAACGCAATATGGTTAAATAATCATAATATAAAAAGAAAACATGGTGGAATAGGACCTAAAAAAACTGTTACATTAAAACAAGCATCGGGACCAACAGCATATGCTAAATTTTTTAGATTTGCCAATCAACAAAATGGTGGTAAAAGAAAATCAAGAAAACAAAGAAAATCAAGAAAACAAAGAAAACAAAGAAAATCAAGAAAACAAAGAAAACAAAGAAAATCAAGAAAACAAAGAAAACAAAGAAAATCAAGAAAACAAAGAAAATCAAGAAAACAAAAAAGATCGAGAAAAAATCAAAAAGGTGGAGTATTAGGTGGTTTAAGTGGTAATCCTTTATGGAAAAATGAATATCAACTTTCTTACCCACCAAATGAAATTAATCCTTGGCCTCCGGTAAGAAATATCAGACCTTTTTAATAATTTAATTAATATTTAAATTTGTAAAGTTTACTAAACATTTTTTTTCTTTAGTAGAGCTCTTCTTTTCTTTTTTGATTTCACACCAAATACCATCGTCGCTATAATTATTTTTTATAAAATCTTTTGTATATAAAATTTTATAATTATTTTTAAGATAATATGTCTTTCTTTTATCCCATTGTTTTTTAAATACTTCATGGTTATCAACAATATCAATAACAAGAGGCTGTTCATGTTTTTCTCTCAATATTCTACCAACAGCTTGTTCAATATCTGTTTTTGGTGTAGCTAAAATTAGTGTTGTTAATGTTTTAATATCTAGTCCTTCAGCTGCCATAGAATATGTGGCAATTATAATTTGTTTTAATTCGCTTTTTTTCAATTGTTCTTCTTTCATTCCTCCAATATAATATCCAACAGTTCCAATATTTCTGTGTTCAATTGCTTTGTATAAATATGTTAAAATATTTTTAAATTGTCCAAGAACAATAATTTGCTGTTTATTATTTAATTTTAATTCATTTTCTATAACACTTATTATCATTTCCGTTCTGTTATTAAAACTACATAATTTAGATATCATTGTAGAATATTTTACATTACCTCTAAAATCATATTCAATTGTATTAAATTCTTCATCTTGTGAAACAAATTTTATTGCTTTGATAAGAACTCCTTCATCTTTATCTCGTTTCATTTTGTAAATAATATCACCAATGAACATTTTAAAAACTTTTGTTAGTCCATCTTTACGTTCCATAGTGGCACTTAATCCAAGAATATATTTTGTTATTATTTTCTGTAATGATCTTACAAATATCTCGGCTGAAATATGATGACACTCATCAATGATAGTTAACCCAAATGAATCAAATGTATCTTCAGGATATTCTTTCATTGATAATGATTGTAACATTCCAATAACAATATCTTTATCTTCAATATCAATAATTTGTCCTTGAATTTTACCTATTTTAGTATCTGGTAAAAACTCATGTATTTTTTCAATCCATTGATTTAATAAAAATTCTTTATGAACAATAACTAATGTTTTTAATTTTAACTTAGCTATGATGTATAGTGCCAAAATAGTTTTACCGAATCCGCATGGGATATCAAGCAAACCACCCGGCAATAATTTTTCATTAATATGCTTGAAAAATTCATCAACAATTTTAATTTGATAATCTCTTGGCATACCTTTAAAATTTATATTGATTTCCTCTCCATTTGGTAATTTATTATCATTAGGCATACCAAATTTTTCAATTCCATAAAATCTAGGTAAATATAATTTTTTGGGTGATTCTAAATAAACAGGATATGATTCAGTAACATTAATAGGAGAACCAGGAACATATGGTTTAACATTCAAATCGTCGCGTATCATTTTTTGTTGATCAACTGTTAGTTTAGATTTTAATATACTATAACCTTTTTTACCAATGTAAGATTGATAATCCATTAATTAATATAATTAATTAATTTTGTGTTTAATAAAGTTCAATTTTATATAATATATTATTATGAATTTTAATATATTATATGAATTTAGATTAGATAATATATGTTCATATATTTTGTCTGTTATACTAATATTTTATATATTTAAAAACACACCTATACCTAATAATTTAGATTTAGATAGTAATGTAAAAAAAATATATTTTTGGATTTCTGTTATATTTATTTCTATAATTATTTTTTTATTTTTTAATAGTGTTAATGTAATAATATTTTTATTTATAATTTTTGAAATTCTTGATACGATAAATACTAATAATATTTACAAAGAAGAAAAAAGGAAAAAGGAAATACAAATTGAAGAAGAGAGAAAAAATAGAGAAAATAAAAATAGTAATAAATCAGTAACAATAAATGAAAAAAATAATGTAAGTATTTCACCAGATAAAGATAAAAATCAAGAAAAAGATTCATTATTTACTTTAGAAGAAGGAGTAGTAAATAAATCATATATATTAGCACAAAGCAAACAATTAGCAAATCCTACACCGAAATATCAAGCTATATTACCAGATATAAATTGTTCTTATTTAAATTAATCAACTTCTTCCATAATATCTTCTTTTTTTAATTCAAAGTTAGCATCATCGCCAATATTTAGTTGGCTAAGACCATGGTCATTATTTATATCAGTTACAATATCATCACCTTCGAATAATTGTTTTCTAATAGTTTCATCAGATACTTCTTCTCCATTTTCTAGTAGATTCATTTCTGTAGTATTAAGATTTTTAATATTAACTAAATCACCGTCTTTTGTAATAGTTTGTGTTAGAACATTACCACTTTCTTCAGCTTTCTTTCTATTCTCTTCCATAGCCTTTTCTTTAGTTTCACGGACGCGTTTATCAAATTCCATTTTAGCGGTCTTTTCATTTTTTTGTTTTTCATTCATTAGTTGGTTAAGTTCATCTTCTAAATATTCGACACGGCCTGTTTTATAAGCTTCAGGTTCCCAAGGGACCCACATACCAACTGGTCCAACATATACATCATGGTGGGGGTCTAATTCTCTAAGCATTTTACATCTAAGTTCGGCTTCTTGTTGATTAGGATATACTCCTCTAATTTTAAGTCCTCTTGTAGATGTTTGGAAACCATAGTTTTCTTTGTATTTTTCTTCAAGTTTTTCTTCATGAGCATCAATAAAATTTTTATATTCATCATCTAAGGTTGTTTTATGTAGATTAGCTTTTTCTTCTTTTACAAATTCTTCAAGGTCTTTAGTCATTTTATCAAAATCAACATGATACTTGAATGAAATAAAGTTAAGAAATTGTGTAAATTTTTCAAGGGATTTATTTAAATCAAATTGTTTTAAAAACTCTTCAAAAAAGAACATATCTTTTTGTCTAATGATTTTATCTGGAGAGATAAAAGAAATACAGGCAAATTTTTGTCCTGCTATAGCTTTATCTTCATCAAGTAAATCAATATATTTAGGATTTTCAGAACCATCTAAATTATTTTTATATTCAACATGAGGATTTCTTTCATTTTCTTTAGCCATATATAGAGAATTATTTCATTTTTATTTTAAGTTTTTTAAAAATTAAATATATAATTTTTTTCTTCTTATTTAATATAATGAATTTCGGTGAAATGTTTGATTTTGGTGAATTAGTAAGAAGAGCGATTAAATACTTTGTTGAAGGTTTAATGGTTGCTATTGCCGCTTTCGTAATCCCTCAAAAACGCATGCGGTTAGATGAAGTTGCGCTTATTGCCTTAACTGCGGCGGCGACTTTCTCTATCCTCGACACATACCTTCCAAGCATGGCGGTAACAGCCCGCTCTGGTGCTGGTTTTGGTATAGGAGCAAATCTCGTCTCCTTCCCTCGTTAAGTTGTTTATAAACAGAAATATATACTATTTTTATAGAATAATATATATTTATTAAATTGATTTAAATATTTTGTAATAAAAAGGAATAAAAAGGAATAATGAGTGAATATATAATATATAAAATTTATTGTGATGATTGTGATTTTATATATGTTGGTTCAACAAAAAATTTTACAAGAAGAAAACATAATCATAAGACAAGTTGTAATGATAATGTTAAATGTAATAGAAAACTTTACAAAACTATTAATGAATATGGTGGTTGGAATAATTGGAAAATGATTTGTATTGAAGAATGTAATGAAACAATAATATCAAGAAGACAAGCAGAACAAAAAGAAGAAGAATGGAGAGTAAAATTAAATGCTCAATTAAATTCACAAAGAGCGTACATTTCAGAAGAACAAAGAATAGAAAACAACAAAATATCAAATAAATTGTGGCGTGAAAACAATGAAGAATATTACAAATTACAACGCAAAGAATATCGAGCAGAAAATAATGATAAAATTAAAGAAAAAAAAATAGAATATTATGAGAATAACAAAGAAGAAATACGAGAAAAACAACAAGAATATAGAAATGATAATCGTGATAAAATTAATGAACAAAAGAGAGAACATTATCACAAAAATAAGGAAGAACTTTTAGAAAAGGTAAAAAAATATAGAGAGGAAAATAAGGATATTATTAGTGAAAAAAAAAATTTAAAGGTAAAATGTAATTGTGGTGTTATATTTAGAAAAGAAGATAAAGCAAGACATTTTAGGTCTGTATTTCATCAAAATTATATTTCTTCAAATCTAAATGTGGAAATTAATTTAGAAATTATAGAAACATAATTAAATTCTCTATTTAATATATAGAATGTCTTCATTAGCCACATCTGCGCTATCAAAAAAACGTTTAGCAGAAGCAAATAAAAGAAAAACAATGAAAAATAAACCACTATCTCCATATGTAGCACCACCATCAGCCGCTCCACTCTCAGTAATGCATCCTGATTATCCAGAGTTTCCTTTACATAAGAAAAAAGACCCGTCTGGAATGACAAAACCAGTTAGGGATCTTTTTGCTAAAGCAGAAAAAGCAGATTTAACACCATCAGTTCAAAAACTTTTTGCTCAAGCTAAAAAAGAGGATATGGTTCCATCGGTTCAAAAACTTTTTGCTCAAGCTAAATCCAAACAAGTTAAAAAAGGTGGAAGAAAATCTAGAAAAATGAGAAAATCTAGAAAAATGAGAAAATCTAGAAAAATGAGAAAATCTAGAAAAATGAGAAAACATTAAGCATATGGTTGTTTAAATTTTATCTTATTATAATAATATTCAGCATTAGGGTTTTTTGGAAAAGTATAAGTCTTATTAATTTTTTTTCTAATACATAAAATCACCTCAATATATTTTAGAGTATTTTTAATAAAATTAATTATAATATTTTTCATTATAATTAATTAAATATAATTATTTACTGTAATCCTTTTTTATACATTTCAATTGCTTTTTCTCTCTGCGATTTATAATCAATAATAGGTTTATAATATTTAATTTTGTTATCTTTCAAAATTTCTTCATAATATTCATACCATTTATGTATCTTATCATTTGGAACACTTTCTAATTCTGGAATCCATTTTTTAATATATTCACAATCTGGGTCATGTTCTTCTGATTGAGACCATGGATTAAAAATTCTAAAATAAGGTTGACTATCTGCGCCAGTAGAAGCAACCCATTGCCAATTACCATTATTAGATGCTGGGTCATAATCAGTTAATTTAGTAGCAAAATACTTCTCTCCTTCGCGCCAATCAATTAATAATGTTTTAATTAAAAAACTAGCAACTATTAATCTACCGCGATTATGCATATAGCCAGTAGTATTCATTTGTGTCATAGCAGCATCAACTATTGGAAAACCTGTTTTACCTTTTTTCCAAGCATCAAAATTTTTAACAGATTTAGACCAAGAAATAGATTTATATTGTTCTTTTAAAGGACCTTTTAATACATATGGATAATCATTAAGAATTTGAGCATAAAATTCTCTCCATATTAATTGTCTAAATAAAGCATTATTCTTTTTAAATTTTTCAGCTACTTCTCTGATTGAAACACAACCAAATTTAATATAAGCTGATAGTTCTGTGGTTTTATATGTTAAACTATCTCTATCCTTTGAATATTTTTTATATTTATCTATATTTGATAACATTTTTAAAGCATGATCTCTACCACCTTCAACCAATATTTCTTCATTTGTTTCTATAAGTTCACTTTTTGCTTTGTTGAGAGAATAATCTCCACTGTAATTCGATTTTGTAAAATTTATTTTATTATATCTAAAAGGTTTTTCATAACCCATTTTAACAACCTTATTATAGAATGGTGTATATTTGGTATAAGCTTTTCCAGTAGATTGAACTATTATAGTTCCGGGATCATATAAATAATAATCATTGAGAGAAATGTATTCAATATTTTTTTCACTACATATTTTTATATAATCTTTTTCGCGCTCTTTGGCAAATGGACTATAATCTTTATTTGTAGCTAAATAATTAATATCAAATTTTTCAATTAGTTTTTTAACTTCACTTTTACTATTACCATAAAGAGTAATTAATTTCCCCCCTTTAGATTCTATTTCATTTTTTAAGTTTTCTAAAGATTCAATCATAAATTGTATAGCATTATCACTTTTATATTTGTTTTTATTTGTAACTTGTTCAGGTGTGAATATAAAACAAGTATAAATATTTTTACAAACTTCATTTAGTTTTATAAGAGATAAATTATCAATTATGCGAAAATCCCTATGAAATACAAATAAACCATTCATAATATATTATATTATACAATTATTTTTTTTTTATATATATATATATAGATATATATATATATATAATGAATTTATATAATAAATGTAACATTGATAAAGTTTTTCTTGTTAATTTAAAAAAAAGAAAAGATAGAAAATTGTTAATGAAATATAAATTATCTAAAATGAATATTGATTATGAATTAATAGAAGGAATAGATGGGAGTTTAAAAGAAAACATTAATAATTATAATATATATTTAAATTATTGGAATAATTTAGATAAAAATAATATAGATAATATACATAATTATAAAATTAATACAACTGGATCATATTCTTTATTGCTAACATATAAAAAAATTATTAATATAGTAAAAAAAAATAATTATGAAAGAATATTGATATTTGAAGATGATATAGTATTTCATAAAAATTTTTATGATTTATTACAAGGTTATGATAATGATTTATTTAAACTAAATGATGTTATATGGTTAGGTGGGAATCAAGAAAGATTTACAGAAAATATGTTAAAAGAAATGAATGAAAAAAATTATTACAATATTTCAAATAAAAATTATTTTTGGACCTATGGATGCTATAGTATAATATTAAATAGAAAAATTATAGATTTAATTGATAAAGAAATAGAAAATATTTATAATCCTTATTTGTTAAATATAGATGTATTAATATGGAATCTAATAAGAATGAACAATTTAAAAGGAATTGTTTTATATGAAAATTTAATTATACCACAAGTAGAAGAAAGCGATAATATGGGTAGTAGAGATATTAACGCTATAGCAAATAAAAAAAAATGGTTAATTGATAATTATGAATATTTCGATTTAACATCTGATTTTAAAAAATTATATAAAGATATTCTATATAATACAACCTCTATAAGAAATAATAAATATAATAAATACAAAAATATTACTAATATGGAAGTGTCAAAATTAATTGAATGCAATAATAAAAGTTTCGTTTTTATAATTCCATCTTATAATAATGAGAAATGGTATAAATGGAATTTAGATTCAATATTTAATCAATGTTATCCTTTTTGGAGAATAATTTATGTAGATGATGCATCGAATGATAATACAAAAGATTTAGTCAAAGAGTATGTTAAAGAAAAAGGTTTTCAAGATAAATTTAAAATAATAGAAAAAAAAATAAATACTAAGCAAGCACATTCAAGATGGATGGCATACCAATATTGTTATAACGATGAAATATGTTGTATGGTAGATGGTGACGATGCGTTATATGATGATAAGATGTTATTATATAAAATTAATAAAAAATATTTAGATAATAACTTACTAATAAGTTATGGAGAATTTTATTATAAATCAAATTCGTCACCTTTAACATTGTCTGGACGATTTAAATATACTTTAGAAGAGATTAATAATAATAATTATAGAAATAAATGGATAACGCAACATTTGAGAACTTGCGAAGCAAGATTATTAAAAACAATACCCGAAAATTATATGAAATATAATGGAGAGTGGTTAAAATGTTGCACTGATGTAGCTGAAATGTGGTGGGTACTAGAATTAAGCGAAGGAAGACATATGAATTTAGGATTTCCTACATATTATTATAACAAAGATGCTTCTATAGAATCAAATTATAGTTATTACAATAAAGATAAAAATAAATGTACACAAGAGAAACATTATAGAAATAATGTAATGGATTATTTAATGAGATATAAGCATAATTAAATAATATTAAATAAAGCTATAATTTATAGCATATGAATTATAGGAACTACTCTGAAATGTATAAATTATAAATTTTTTATAATGATAAAATTTGTTGTCAAGGTGATTACAATAAAAATAAGTGTTATAAATTTAATAATTCAGTATCATCTTATGATAACTTTTACAGAAAAATTCAAATATTAAATTGTAAAAATTATTGTAAAAATTATTGTAAAAATAATTGTATTTTTAAAATAAATTACAGTAAATAATAATGAAGTTTTTGCTCATATGTTTTATCAAAGTTTGGATGTAATAAAATTTCTTCTTTTGTGTAAATATATTCAGTATCTATTTTAAATTTATCTCTTACTATTTTACCTCTACCTAAATAAGTAGTTATTTTGTTTGGATATATATCTTTTGTTAATAGATTAAATTCATTTTTAATAAATTTTAATGTATTTTCATAATCATCCCTCAAATCCTCATATTTAATTAGTATATAATTTTTAGCTATTAAAGGTAATTTATCATGTAAAAATTCTAATTTTACTTTACGCAATTCAAATATATTTTTATATCTTTCTTTTGTAAAAATATTTCTATCTTGTATTATTTCATTATTACCATCTTGTGACCAAAACTCACAATTCAAGAATTTTTTTTTATTATTTCGAATATTTTTATTTACAAAATATGGATATTTATAAAATGAATTTATCCATGTATACGGGTGTTTTACTATGCCTATATATAATATATTATCTTCTTTAGGTATTTCTTTTTGACCAAAAAAATGTTTATTAACTTGATGTTCATGTATTTGAATATGAAAATTTTCTAATAATGCTTGCTCTAAAAAGTTTGTTCCACTACATCTTTCTCCAAAAATACAAAAATATTCTAGAGGAGAATTATTTTTTATTACAATTGGAATATATTTATTTTCCATATATAATAATTAAAAATATATATTTTTTATATATTTTATTATTGAAAGTTAATAGTTTCTTGTGTTAAGCTAAAAAAGAGATTGCTGAAGGTTGGTTAGAGAGAAGAAGAATTGAAATTGATAATAAAGTTGATATTGAATCAAGTGGTTATATCTTTCCATCTAGAAAAAGTTTTAAAGTTAGAATTAGAATTGATGGTAAAGTTCATAGCTTTCTACATAAAGAGAAATTAGCATGTGAAGAATGGATGAAAAATATTATTGAAAAAAATCTTAAAAGTGAAAGCATAATAGATAATTAGACAGTTGGTATAAATGTCCAATTTAACTCTTCGCATATTTTTTTCCATATTTCATCTTGTTCAATTCTTTTGACTTTATCTTTCAACATCGGAAAATAAGGTAAAAATTGTCGTTGCTCAAGTAATTCACATAATTTATAAATTGTATAATAATAATTTAAAAAATTCACTCTATCTTCAGGGCAAAATTTACTGTATGGTCCTTGTATATCAATAAATAAATTACATAAACGTTCTTCTAATTCAGGTGTCATTAAAGGAGGTTTAATACCTAATTTGTCTTTTATAAATGGGATATGCTCATAATATTTATTATAACCTAATTTTTTGAGAATTTCTTTAGCTTTTTTATTTGTTAATTGTTCTATAGTAATTCTTTCTTTTTTTATTTGGAATTTAACAGCTTCTAATACTTGATTAGGTATTAACGTTGTTTCTTTTGCTTGAAATTGTGCTAATATCTCTCTAAAGTGATTAATTCTTTTGTATGCATAAAAGCATACTTCTTTAGGTGGTTCTTTATATGTTGGTTTATCTATATCAACTAGAAATTTTATGTATTTACTACAATTATTACAAACAATAATTCCTTCATGATCAATCGGAATCATTTCACCTTTGCTACAATAATTACATATATCAGTTGAATAAACAAAATTAGTAACATGTAATAATTTATTATCAACATTATAAAAATATTTCTCAATATCAGTTGATGTTTTTTCTTCATAATCATTTATTTCTTGATTTTTAATATTAAAAAAGTTATCTAATACTTTAGTTTTATTATTACACTCAGATATTTTTTTCTTATTTTCAAAATAATCAAATATATATGCTGAATTATTTAAAAAATAATTCTTTTTTTTTTTCTTAATTTCTTTGATTTCAGAATCTATTTTATTAATTTTTTCTTTTATGTTAATTTTTTCTTCAACATCTGAAGAAATATCCATAAATTTATTATATAAATCTTTACGTTCTTCTATCAATTTAGGCAAATAAGTAGTATCATTTTCTGTAAATTCATTTATAAAGCTTTCATGTTTTCCATCTAATTGTGGGTGAATTTTTTTTTCATTTATAATTTTTTTAGTATTTTTTTGTTTAAAATTACTATTCATCTTATATTAAAATAGTAATTTTTGTTTAAATTTAATATTAGGAAAAAATTAATTTTAATTTGTAAATATTGTAAAAGTAATTTATTTATAAAAAATAAATGGATTATACTATTTATTTGCCACATAATAAATTACATACTGATAATTATTTTATTCAAAAAATGAATTTTATAAATAATGCTTTAGAAGATGGATGGACAATTAAGAAAAATAAAGATAAATATATCTTAACAAAAAATCATGAAGGAAAAAAAGAAATATATCTTGAAAACTATTTAGAAAAATTTTTAGAAAAAAATATTTTAGGTAATAACTTTTTTTTAAATTAAATAGTTAAAATCAAAATTTTTTTCTTTAGCAATATTATATAAAAATATGGGAGGAGGACTTATGCAACTCGTAGCCTATGGCGCCCAAGATGTCTATCTTACTGGAAACCCACAAATTACTTTCTGGAAAGTAACCTACCGTCGTTACACTAACTTCGCAATGGAATCGATTGAACAAACCTTCAACGGTCAAGCTGACTTCGGTCGCCGTGTTACATGCACCATTTCGCGCAATGGTGATCTTGCTTACCGTACTTACCTTCAAGTAACACTTCCTGAAATTAACCAAGCGATGGGAAACAATGTATCAAACCCCAATGGCGCTGCTAATAACGGTGTATACGCTCGCTGGTTGGACTTCCCTGGTGAACAATTAATATCGCAAGTTGAAGTTGAAATTGGTGGCCAACGCATTGATCGCCAATATGGTGACTGGATGCATATCTGGCAACAATTAACTCTCACAGCGGAACAACAAAGAGGTTACTACAAAATGGTTGGTAATACTACCCATTTAACCTTCATCACAGATCCTTCATTCGCTGCGGTTGATGGTCCTTGCTCGGTTGATGCACCTCGCCAAGTTTGCGCGCCAAGAAACGCGCTCCCCGAAACCACTTTATATATTCCATTCCAATTCTGGTATTGCCGCAACCCCGGTCTTGCGCTTCCTCTTATTGCGCTCCAATATCACGAAGTCCGCATTAACCTTGATCTCAGACCCATTGATGAAATGTTATGGGCTGTATCAAATCTTAATTGCTCTGAAAATCCAAATTCAACAACTTCACCAAGAGTTCGTGCGGCCTACAACCAATCGCTTGTTGCGGCTTCGCTCTACGTTGACTATGTTTTCCTTGACACTGATGAACGCAGACGCATGGCTCAAAATCCCCACGAATACCTCATTGAACAAGTTCAATTCACAGGTGATGAATCGGTTGGTTCGTCGTCCAACAAAATTAAACTTAACTTCAACCACCCTTGTAAAGAATTAATCTGGGTTGTTCAACCTGATGCTAACGTTGACTACTGTAGTTCATTAGAATGTGGAACACATCTTTTCAATGTTCTTGGTTCTCAACCTTTCAACTACACTGATGCGATTGATGCTCTCCCTAATGCGATCCACGCTTTCGGTGGTCCCGACAGTGTTGCCGCTACACCAAATGCTTTCATTGATTCTGACGGTTTATTCCATGATGCAGGAGCGATTGATGTTGAAACAGTATCTAACTCCTGGTGGAATGCGCCCGCTGATCCTACAACTACTGGTATACCCACTGGAACATACAGTGACCCTAATTTAGGCTTTGGAACAAATACAACTGGAAACCCCGGTGTCATTGGTTCTCACATCGAAAACTCTGGTGTATCTGATGCTGGCACCTTCGTATTAGCCGAAACATCGCTCGACATGCATTGCTGGGGTGAAAACCCTGTTGTAACTGCTAAATTACAACTTAACGGCCAAGACCGGTTCTCGGAACGTGAAGGCACATACTTCGACCTTGTTCAACCATACCAATTCCACACCCGCGCGCCTGACACCGGTATCAACGTTTACTCGTTCGCGCTCCGCCCTGAAGAACACCAACCCTCGGGCACATGCAACTTCTCGCGCATTGACAATGCCACCCTCCAACTTGTTCTTTCGAACGCTTGTGTTGAAGGCACCTCGACCGCGAAAGTTCGTGTCTACGCGACCAACTACAACGTTCTCCGTATCATGAGTGGTATGGGTGGACTTGCGTATTCAAATTAAGTTTATCCAAAAAAATTATATTTTATTCTTAATATATTTTTAAAGAATTCCATTCCTAACAAATTAATAGTAAAATTGATTTAAAGACTAAGTTCATATTTATAATTATATAAACATGAACACTATACATCCTTATGGAAAAATAAAATATGAATGTTGGTTACCTGTATATGCTCATAGAACTTGTAAAAAAAATAATATATCATTAATTTGTCCTCAACATAATTATGAAATATTATTTCGTGAAAAAGATATAGATTTAGAAAATAATGAATGGATCCCTGCTAATCCCCCGTTTCTTGTTAGGAATAAAACTACAAAAAATATAATTCTTCCTACATTTGAATATTATTCTTTAACTGATAATGGTGAAACTATCAAATATGCTCAAACACATATTGCAGTAGCATCTGCTTTTCCAGATGTTCCATCTCTAGAAACAATTGATCACATTGACAATGACCCAAGTAATAATGCGATAACAAATTTAATGTGGTTAGACAGAAGCTGTAATTCACGAAAAGGACAAATTAAATCAGTTGAAAATGCAAAAAAAAATGGTGGAAAAAATGGAAGATTTATTTTAATGAAACAACCACCGCAAGATAATAAAAATAATAGAGATGATTCAATAACAATTGGATTATTTAAAAATATGGATAAATGTGCTCAATTTATTATTGATAAAATAATTCAAAAACACGAAAAACCACAGTTAAAAACAGTAGCTGCTAAAATTTCTAGAGCTATTAGTATACCGGAATATAAAGCTTATGGATTTTATTTTGATAATTATGAAATCAAAATAGATAATGAAGAATGGAAATTTCATCCAATTTATACGAAATATGCTATTTCTACACATGGAAGATGTAGAAATTGTCATGGAATAATTTCTTATGAAGATAAGTGTCGTAATGGAGCGAAATATACACGTGTTAGTATTGAAAAATGTCGCAAATTTATTCATAGACTAGTTTGGGAAACATTTATTGGTGAAATTCCTGAAGGATTAGATATTATGCATGATGATTCTGCTCCTTTATATGAAGATGGTTCATATAGAAATTGGTTAATAGATTTATCTTTGGGTTCACGGAGTGAAAATATGAAGTCATTTCATAATGAAAAACTATTAGTAGTTGAAAAAATAACTAATCCTAAACCACAAGAAAAGATTGACGAAGAAAAAATATATTGTGCAAGAAATTATCCAAAAAATGTATTAGGAGATTTAATGAAAAACCCCCCTTTAGGTATTCAATACATACAAGCAAAAAATAGAGGAAGCAAGTATTTATTAAGTAGAAGATTTTCAATTACTAGTAAAGATATATCTACTCCTGAAAAAAAATCTGTAACAGACGAGGAGAAGTTTATTTTAATTTTAGAAATTTATAAGAATAATTGTATTATTGAAAAACAAGATAAAAAATATATGGAACTAGATATAGATTCTTTAAAACAATTTATACCAATAAAGAATTAAATAATAAGAACTTAAAGAAAAAATCATATTAAAAATTTTATTAATATGATTAATATCATTAAAATACTTTTAACAACTTAATATATAACATAATAGTGAAAAATATTATAATAAAAAATATAGTAGCTAATTTATGTTGAGCTTGTTTAATAGTAAATATTCCTTTCTTTAGACTTGGAACTCCCATAGATTCAAAATTCATACCAAAAAATCCTACAATAAATGATAATGGAATAAAGATTGTTCCTATCATTGAAAAAATATTATCTTGTAAAGAATTTAGGTCAGAGAGAACATATGTAAGAAAGGTAATATAGTGTTCTATTTTATCACTATATTTAGTATTATTTTTTTCTATTGCTAGTTTTTTAAACTCATATAATTTATTTATATTAATTTTAGCGGATTGCTTATCCCATTTATTTTTATTATCTAAATAATAAAAATATTTTTCAATATTATTAAATTCAACATCGATAGAATAATATGTAGTGGGATCTATATTTTGAAGAAAAGTTAATTTACTCATTATATATATAATGGAAAAAAAATTAAAATGGCCTGATGATTTTTTAAATATAAAATGTGTTATTTATACTATATATATTGCTTTGTTATATTGGCTGCTTCCTCGAAAACCTTTTTTCTTATTTCTCTCTACATTAATAAATTATTTTATGATAAATTGGTATAATTATTCTTATTTATGTCAATATAATAATATATTTTTTAACATTTTCTACGCAATACTTATAACCTTATTATTAATATATTTACCAATAAAAAATAAAGTAATATTGGGATTTTCTCTCTACTTTCCATATTTTATTTTAGCGTGGTATGATTATTTTGCGAATTGTTCCTTTAGAATGAATCCAACATTATTTCCTTTTGGAAGATATATTTTTTTACCAATGAAACCTGAATCATATCAACGTCGATATGATACATTAGATCCTATAGTAAAAAAAAATATAGCAAATTTTGATAAATATATATTTGTTAGTATTTTAGTAGGTTTTGTATTTATTTTTTTATATAAATTTATTCTATAATTATAAGAAAATATATTATAAGATAATAAGTATTTAATTATATATTTAATATAATATAACATAATATGGTTAAATATTTACTAACAATATTATGTTCTTCAAAAATAGATTTATTAAAACTTTGTTTTGAAAGTGCTAATAATCAAATAAATTTTACAGATTATGATATTTTTATAGTAGTAAACACATTAAATGAAATATTTTATAATGAAGTTATGGAATATTTTAAAAATCATAAATATGATAAATTAAAAAAGATAATTAGAACAGAATCTAATGGAAAACCAGGAAAAGGACATAATTCTTTATTAGAAATTTTTAAAAGAGAAATCAAATATGATTATTTATTAATATTAGATGGAGATGATTTCTATTTTACATTAGCAATAGAAAGAATTAATATGTTAAGAGAGAAAACAAATTTTGATGTATTTTTATTAGCTGGAAATACTAAAATAAAAAAAACAAATAATTTAATTAAAAATAATAATATTTTTGATATTAATATAAATTATCAGTTTGATGAATTAAAAAACATAGCAAATATATCTTCGGATTATAATGATATAATAGCTACTCCTTATAGATTAATTTCATTAAATAGAGAAATTTTTAAAATTTATGAAAAATTATTCGATGAAGATATGCAACTATATGATGATTATTACACATTTTTACTAATATATAATTTATATAAAAATAATAATTTTAATGAGTTAGATAATATAAAAATATATACTGTAAATGATCCCTATATTTATTTATATAATACTTTTAATGATGTAAGTGTATCAAAAAACTCTCAAGTAGATCATGATATTAAAATAGCAAATAAAATTAAAGAAAAATTAAATATAGAAAAATTAGAATGTGAAAAATTAAAAATAATTCCTCATTATTATTTTATAAATGATAATTTTGACAAAAAAATATTAGACAATTTTTATACATATATAATTAAAAATACAATACAATATGATGTTAATATAAATAATAATACGACTAATAAAAAAATTATATTTATAGATATGACAGATTGGAGTTATGATACAATTGATAGTAAACCAATTGGTGGAACACAAAGTGCTATTTATTTTATGGCAGAATATTTATCAAAATTTTATAATGTAACTGTTATGACAAAAAGCAATAAAAATATTATAGTAAATGATAATTTGTGTTATAAAAGACTAGATATTAAAAAAATAGAAAAATTAAATCCTGATTTACTAATTCTTCAAGGTGTAATAAATAAAGAATTGGCTGATTATAAAAGTATTAATGCAAAATTGAAAACAATATTATGGATGCATCATGATATTAATATAAATTTTGTGAAAGATACATTTAATACTATTCACAATTTAAATTTAATAGATAAGTATGTTTTTGTTAGTAAATGGCAAAGAAATCGTTTCATACAAAAATATAAATTATCCTATAATAAATGCGATGTTATTCAAAATGGTTTACAGGATAATTTAAATGTTTTTACAAATCCAATTAATATAAATATGAAAAAAAAGGAAATTGTATATATTAGCGCACCTTATAGAGGTTTAATAATAGCATTTTATTTATTTCAAGAAATAAAAAAATATATACCAGATATAAAGTTTAAAGTATTTTCCTGTTTTAACAGAGACTTTAATAATATATATGATAAAAAATCATATCAACCTTACAATAATGAAAATTTTAATACATTATTAACAAATGATTATAATATTTTTTATAAAGATTTTTTTAAAAAATTAGTAGAAGATAATAATATAGAATTTTATGGTTCTGTTCCACAAAATATACTTTTTGAACATCTTAAAACAGCAATGATTATGTTCTATCCGAATACATATCCAGAAACTTGTTGTACATCTATATTAGAATGTATGGCACATAAATGTAATGTAATAACTTCTGACTTGGGAGCATTAGCTGAAACTTCAAATGGTTTCGCTAATATATTTAATCCACTCATAGAAAAAGTTTTAGATGAAGAATATCATATTAATGATGCTATAACTAACCCAATTCAATATGATAAAGTTAATGAAAACTATAAGAAAAAATTTATAGACAATACAATTAATCTAGTAAATAATTATCATAAAAATTATAATATTCAACATCTAGAAGAACAATATAATTATATAAAAAATAATTGTAAATGGAGTGATAGAGGTATTATAATGAGAGAAATTATTGACAAATTAATATAATTTTTATAATAATATATTTATAATTTTGATAAATATAATATTATATCTTAATAGAATATATGGATATTACAAATTTTTATGTATATGCACTTCACGCTTTAATAATTATGCCATTTTTGTTATACATAGCAATATATCAATGTAGAATACCAAAATTTGTATATGGAATATTAGGAGGTATATCAATAATAGGTTTATTATATCATGGTTTCAAAATGATAGATATTTACTATAGATAAATTTTTTTAATTATCATTTAAATATTAATAATTATTCTATATATTATGAAAAACATTTTTAATATAGATTCTATAAAAAAATACGATTCTACATTAGAAATTAATGAAAATTATAATAAAGATACTAATAATTTCTATATAGATTCAGAATTAGTGAAAGAATTAAAGAATAATCATAGAGAAGAATACAAGAATATAGCTAATAAATTAGAAAATACTATCATAAATAATATTTATGATAGTAGTAATGATAAATTTAATTATATTATTTTAAATAATTGTATAATGGATCATAATGGAATAATATATAGAGAAGAAGACAAATATTATAAATGTGGGTGTTATATTGACAATGTAAATAATAATTATACATACAGAGATTTATACGATTATTCAAAAAAATATGATAAAATAATAAATATTAGTGAAATGTGGGGAAATGGAATTTGGCATTTTCCTATGGAATGTTTATCTAGTTTAATGAGTATTAATAAAGAAATTTTATATGATAAAAATATATATATACAAGTTACACAAAAAACAAAATATATTATAGATTGGTTAAAAATTATAGATATAGAAAGTGACAGAATAATAGATGGATTATGTTATGGAAAAGAAGTATATATACCAAAAATATGTAAGTGTGGAAATCCAAGATATAATGAAATATTATGGTTAAAGAATAATGTTAATAAAATTATCAATAATAGTAATAATATAAATGATGATCAAAAAAATAATTTGGTAATATTAATTAAACGTAACAATTCTAGACAACTTTCTAATTTTAGTGAATTATTAGAATTAGTTAAAAATATATGTAATAATAATAATCTAGAATTATATATTCACGATGATAATCATTTACCTTCTTTAAATAATCAATTTACTATATTTAATAGAGCTAAATATGTATTTGCTCCTCATGGTGCTGGTGGTATTCATTTATTATCATTAAATAAAGATGCAACTTTTATTGAATTTTTAGATATTGAAAATATAAATCTTTGCTATACAAGAGTAGCTTATTTTTTAAATATTAATTATATAGCAATTCCTTATAAAAATAAACTAATTAATAAAGAAAAAATTAATAATATATTAAATAAACTAAATATAACAAATAAATTATATAAAAAAATAAAAGAAAATACAAGTATAATGAAATTATTTATAGGAACCCCATGTTATGGAGCAAAATGTTTTACAAATTATGTAACGGCTTTAATTGCTACTAAAGAACTTTTACAAAGCAAAGGTATTGAAGTAAAAATTGAATTTTTAGGATATGAATCATTAATACCTCGTGGGCGAAATACATTAGTTGCTAAGTTTATGGCTTTGGAAGATTTTACACATATTTTATTTATAGATGCTGATATAGTTTGGAATCCAATGGATGTTTATAAATTATTGTTACATAATAAAGATATTATTGGAGGAATTTATCCACAAAAAAAATATAATTGGGATAAAGTGAATAATGTAAATTCTCCAGAAGAAGTTTCCAAGCTTTTAAATTACAATTTAAATTATAAATCTAGAGAGAATAGAATAGAAAATGGTTTAATTGAACTAAGACATATCCCAACTGGTTTTATGATGATTAAACGTGAAGCAATTGAACAGTTGAAAGAGTTTTATCCTAACAAAAAATATGTAGATGATATTGGATGTTGCCAAACAGATAAAGAAAAAGATAATCTATATGCTTTCTTTGATTGTGAAATTGTAGATAATCATTATTTATCAGAAGATTATTTATTTTGTGAAAACTGGAATAAATTAGAAGGAAAAGTATATGGTGATTTAACAATTAATTTAGTTCATATTGGTAATGAATTTTTTGTAGGAAATATGGGTATGTATGTAACAGAAATAATGAAATCTAATCAACAACAATAATTAAATATGTAAAACTATTATATAAAATTGTAGCAAATATCTGAACAATAATAATATTTATTTTGTTTTTTATAAAAATATATATTATATTTTCGTTTACAAGTATGACATGTAATATTAGTATTATTAATTATATAATAAATAATAATACCTGGTAATTTTGATAGATAATTCATTATATATAAATGATTTAAAATATATTTATGTATATTCAATAATATATAATGCAGATTTTTGTAAAGACCTTAACTGGTAAAACAGTAACTTTAGAAGTTGAACCTTCTGATAATATTGAAAGTGTAAAAGCAAAAATTCAAGATAAAGAAGGTATCCCGCCAGAGCAACAGAGGTTAATTTTTGCTGGAAAACAATTAGAAGATGGTAGAACTATTAGTGATTATAACATACAAAAGGAGTCAACCCTTCATTTAGTTCTTAGATTAAGAGGTGGAAAATAATAAGATAAATTATTTTTTTTTTATTTTAAATAATATTTAAATATAATATAAAGTAACATATGGAACGTGTTAATAAAATAAGAAGCGAAGGTGGTTCTATTCAGGAAACAGTTAATAATGAAGATAATATAGAATTCATTAAACAAAAATTAAAAGATAAGGAAAATATACCTATTAATAAACAAAGATTAGTATTTAAATTTACCAATAACGATGAAAATAATGAAAATAATGAAAATAATGAAAATAATATTAATTAATTACTATTTATAAAATTAAAAATTGATAATTAATAATTATAAAAATAATAAAATATAATTATTAATGACGCGTATTATTTCTATCGAAGGTAATATTGGTTCAGGTAAATCAACATTTGTCAAAGAATTGGAAACATATTGTAAGACAAATAGTAAGAATTCAAAAATTCATTTTCTTCAAGAGCCAGTAGATATTTGGAATAATGTTCAAAACGCGGAAGGTAAAAATATTATTGAATGTTATTATGCTAATCAAGAAAAATATGCATTTCCTTTTCAAATGATGGCTTATATTTCAAGAATTCATTTACTTAAAGAAGCATTGAAAAATGATTATGATATTATTATAACAGAACGATGTGTTCATACTGATAAAAATGTTTTCGCTCAAATGCTCTTTGATGAAGGTAAAATTGGTGAAATTGAATTTAAAATTTATAATATGTGGTTTAATGAATTTTTAAAGGATTTACCAGACATTGAAATTGTTTATTTAAAAACAGATCCAAATATTTCAAATGAACGTGTTATTAAACGTTCTAGAAAGGGAGAAAATATCCCAATTGAATATTTAGAAAAATGTCATAATTATCATGATAAATGGTTAGAACAAGATAAACCAATTATTACAATTGATGGAAATGAAGATATTGAGCGTTATGGAAATTATTTAAAGAAGCTAGGTATTATTACTTTAAAAATTCAAAATAATATTGTAGATAAAGAAGAACACACATTATATTTTGATGGTGCTTCACGAGGAAATCCAGGTCGTTCTGGCTTAGGTTATTTAGTATATCAAGATGAGACTAATATTCATGAATGTAGTAAATATATTGGTGACAATTATACAAATAATTATGCTGAATATATGGCAGCATATGAAGGATTGAAATGGTGTTTTGAAAATAAAATAAATAATTTAACAATTAAAGGTGATTCGCAATTAGTAATTAAACAATTAAAAGGAGAATATAAAGTTAATTCTGAAAATCTACAAGAATTATATAGTAAATGTTCAAAATTATTAAAATTATTTGATAATTATGAATTATATCATATTGATAGAAAATTAAATAGTGAAGCAGATAAATTAGCAAACTTATCACTTGATAATTTTAATCAAGAAATCACTTATTAAATAAATAATATAAGAAACAAATAAGTATAAAACAATACTTTGTATATTATCTTCTATAGTATATTTCATATTTATATAATTATTAAGGTATAGTAATATTATAGCAATAGTATATGAAGCAATTATAGCTATTTTTTTACTGTAAATAAATATAAGTGGCGATATTAATATTATAGTTACAATTAATTCAGTAATTAAAACTTTAAAAGCTTCTAATTTACCTAATTTTTTATTGTCTTTTGTGAATAATTCATCTCTATAAAAAGTAATAATATCAGGCCATGATGTAGCTAAAAATAAAATAATCAATAATACAATTATATGATTTTTTGGAAATTTAATATATCCACTCAAAGCTGTTAAATATGATAATACTTGTAAATTTATACCATGTGATACAGATATATCATTTAAATAGTTAAAATAATTAAATATATTATTTTTGTTTAAACTATTCATTATATATTAATGTAATAATAAAAAATTATTGATAATATTATCAGGTTTATATTTTAAAATATCTAACTCTTTTGTTGTAGTTGGAAAATTTTCATCTCCATAAATATCTTGTAATAGTAACCATTCAAATAAACCACCTTGATATAAATATGCATTTACAAAACCCATTTTTTTTATTTGTTCATATTTGTCATATATTTTGTTACAATTACAATTTTTTCCATATATAATAATATTTTTATCTAGAAAATTATGTATATTATTATTAAATAATTGTAATTCCATATTAGCAGTTAATGTATTACTTATTAAACATTGTTGCTCATTTTCTTCTAATGTATTTATTATAATATAATTATTATTATTATTATTATTATTATTGTTAGAGTTAATAATATTTTGCATATCATAAAAAGAAATTTTATTTACTGAATTATAATTACCCATTATTACAATTAAAATTCTTAAAAGTTTTATATTATTTATATTCTAGATAATATAAAGTAAAATATATTAATATAATTATTACTTAAAATCTACTATAATTTCAACAAATTCTTTTTTAATACTTTTAGCTGCTGATATAGATAATTCTTCTCTCTTTTTTCTTGTTTTATTAGTATTAACATTAATTGTTTCTTTACTATTAGTATCATTTTTTCTAGATGTGCTATTTCTTGAATTCATATCTTTTTCTATAGCTGTATAGTTATTATCTATATAATCTACTACACCATTTTCTAATGCCCACTTAAAAAAATTTAATTGACCAATCGTCGTTTGTATTGAAGAAGTATTATTATATGGTATAATTATTCTATCCCATCTACAAAAAGGATCAAATCTTCGCTTAGAATAAGCTTTTAATTTTAGTTTATAGTCAATATATACTTTAAATCTAATATTATTTATATCATATACAGTATAATATTTTTTTGCATAGTTTGTAGCAAACCAATCTACAATTCGAAGAGAGATTCTAGAATTACCATTAATAATAGACAACATTCTATCTAAATTACCATTTGTATTATAAAATTCTAATAATTTTTTTAATAATAGTTCATTTTGAGTTGTATAGCTCATATTAATAAAATATGTATTAACTTTTTAAATACTTATTCTTTTCGTTTATTATAAAAATAAATTTTCTTATTTTTTTTTAATTTTCTTAATTTTTATTTTTCTAAATTATTTGAATTTTTAGGAATTAAAAAATTTGTTTGGTCATCTAAAACATCAACATAATTTTTATTTAGAAAAGGATTTTGATAGGTATGTGTTATTAATTCTCTATTTTGTATTTTTTGATTATTAATTTCATTTCTCTTTGATGAATTAATTTTATTTTCAATAACATTGTCAATAATTTGATTATTAGAATTAAATATAGGTTTTTGATTTTTATATGATTTTTCATATTTCTCTCCATTACTCCATTTTTTTTCTTCTACAATTTTAGCTATCATTTTTTAATTATAATTAAAAAATATATTTAAATTCCATACAAAAAATAAATATATATATATATATATATATATAATGTCTAATTATAAGGCTATTACTGGTTCTTCTAAAATTGTTCACCGCAATCAAGGCGGTGGGTCTAAATTACAAGGTATTCCTTCAACTACCAATTTAAATACATGGGCGCATGTAGCATTTAGAAATAGAAATGTAGTATGTCCATGTAACAGAAATATAATATTTTGTATGAATCAATTAGGTGGTGTAGGAGCAGGTGGAATACCTGGGCGTTCATACGCTTTTGCTCCAAGTTCTGATGGAACACATAAACAATTTTATTGTGGTCATAGATTTCTAGATAATAAATATTTAATATTACAAAAATCAATAGAATTAAATGTATATGAGGAAGAAAGTAATATAGATCTAGTAGACCAACGCAATACACATTTTCAAGAGAGAAGTAACAATCATATAGGAATGATAAGACGCCCGAAAATCCTTAAATTAAAAACAATGACTCTAAAACCTTTTCATAGGATAGTACCTCAAGGACCAGATGGAGGCAGTAATTTATGGAAGTCGAAAGGCTTATTATTTTTACCATTAAGTCAGCCATCATTATTGAAAGCAGGAGGGACATATTATTTTTATCTACCATACATCGGCACTTCAAACGAATTAGTATTAAAAAAAAATACAACATATGCCGTTCGAGTTTTAAATACAGTATATATATTTACATTCATATCCTATGATACTAATACAGATAATAGTATTTTATTAAAATCAATAATAACAAGTCCCATAACAGAAGTTAATAAAATATTCCATAATTCTATATATATTGTTGTAAAGTAAATTTTAAACGAATTATTGTAGAAAATAAAAATATTTATTTATTATATAAATGTCTAATATTAGAGCTATTAGTGGTTCTTCTAAAATAGTTCATCGCAATCAAGGAGGTGGTTCTAAACTACAAGGTATACCTTCATCTACAAACTTAAACACATCGGCACATGTAGCATTTAGAAATAGAAATGTTGTATGTGCATGTAACA